ATTAACAAGCAATACCTCATAGTAGCACGAGGCGCAGCAAAGTCAATGTATGGCTCGTTCATTCAAAGTTACTTCCTCAATGTCGACACCTCGACGACACATCAGATCACTACTGCTCCGACGATGCGTCAAGCAGAAGAGATAATGTCGCCTATTCGAACTGCCATCACAAGGTCTAGAGGACCGCTGTTCAAGTTCCTTACCGAAGGATCCCTGCAAAACACGACAGGCTCGAAGGCAAACCGAGTTAAGCTTGCTTCCACAAAGAAAGGAATCGAGAATTTCCTTACTGGTTCGCTTCTCGAGATCCGTCCTATGAGCATCGACAAACTTCAGGGTCTTCGAAGTAAGATCAACACGGTGGACGAGTGGCTTTCTGGAGACATCCGAGAAGACGTAATCGGTGCTATCGAGCAGGGCGCGTCTAAGAACGACGATTATCTCATCGTAGCAATGAGCTCCGAGGGAACCGTTCGAAACGGAAGCGGCGACACAATCAAAATGGAGTTGATGGACATCCTCAAAGGAGAGTACATTAACCCTCATGTGTCTATTTGGTATTACAAGCTCGATTCCGTAGACGAAGTTGCTAATCCAGAGATGTGGCTTAAGGCGAATCCGAATCTCGGAAAGACGGTTACATATGAGACCTATCAGCTTGACGTAGAACGAGCAGAGAAGGCTCCTGCGACCAGGAATGATATTTTGGCTAAGCGTTTTGGCATTCCTATGGAAGGCTATACGTATTACTTTGCGTACGAAGAGACTCTTCCTCATAGACGGCGCGATTTCTGGAAGATGCCTTGCGCGCTTGGTGCGGATCTTTCTCAGGGCGACGACTTCTGTTCTTTTACATTTCTGTTTCCGCTGCAAGATGGAAAGTTCGGAGTTAAGACTCGGAACTATATTTCTGAGATGACACTTATGAAACTTCCTGCCGCCATGAGGACTAAGTATGACCACTTTATGAAAGAGGGAACGCTCGCCGTTCTTGACGGAGCCGTTCTCGACATGATGGAGGTTTATGAGGATCTCGACAACCTTATAGTCGAAAGGGAATACGACGTTCGATGCTTCGGATACGACCCGTACAACGCGAAAGAATTCGTCGAAAGATGGGAAACCGAAAACGGTCCGTTCGGAATCGAAAAGGTTATACAGGGTATGAAGACCGAGTCCGTTCCTTTGGGCGAGTTGAAGAAACTCTCCGAAGAGCGGCTTCTTTTGTTTGACGAGGAGCTTATGAGCTTCGCTATGGGTAACTGTATCACCCTCGAAGATACAAATGGAAACAGGAAACTTCTTAAGAAGCGATATGAGGCAAAAATCGATGCTGTTGCGGCTATGATGGATGCTTTCGTTGCTTATAAACTCAACAAAGATGCGTTTGAATAGGAGGTGTGTATATGTGGACTTATAATTACACCGCTTACCCTGATGAGCTGTATCACTACGGCGTTCTTGGCATGAAGTGGGGTGTTCGTAAGAGGCGGACGACTTCTAGTGTTCATATGAATGGCGCTAAGAAAACTAAAAAGCAGCGTCCGAATGGTCGAGGAGTCGAGCCATCTCGTAGAGCCAAAATTAAGAAGGCTGTTAAGATTGGAGCGGCAGCTGCCGGAACGGCATTGGCCGTTTATGGAGCGTATAAGGCTTCGAAGTATATTAATACTACTAACGCTAAGTATCATACGGAAAATGCCGAAAGGATAGTTAAAGATTTCGACGCAAAGTATTCGAGGGATGTGGAAAGCATGTCCTCAAAGATTGCAAAGCAACGATCTCGCGTCGCAACCGGCTATAGATTGCATATGAAGCCTAGAAACGCGATGAGCGAATATAATCGATACACCCAAGAGCTGGCCGATTATAAGAGGAGCGCTAAGCGTGCGAAGTTCAAGGCTACGCGACAAGAGCTAAATAAAATTAAGACCGATAGAATGGCCGATAAGATTCGAAATACGTACGAATACACCAAGAAAAAGCGCAAGTAATTTAAAGTAGGAGGTGCATTTATGTGGACTTATAATTACACCGCTTACCCTGATGAGCTGTATCACTACGGCGTTCTTGGTATGAAGTGGGGTGTACATCGCGCTAAGGTAAATGCGAGTAAAGCTCAAAAGTACAGACGGCTTGCAGATAGTGCTAAGGCGGCCAAGTACGAAGCAAAGTCAAAGGCTATAATTTCTAAGCATAAGAGACTTGCCGGAAAGAAGGCTTTTAACCGAATTAATTCTCAGTCTACAGGCAAGCTCGTTGCTAAGTCGATGCTTATGGGAACATACGGAACTTTGAAGTATGAGCAGGCACGTGCAATGGGCGTTGATAAGGGCCGGGCGGCAGTTACGGGCGTTATGCACACGCTTGGAAACTACTTTACCAGTGGAATACTTCAAGTAGTTGAGCCTCGAGCGACCGCGATGATTAAGACCGATAGAATGGCCGATAAGATTCGAAATACGTACGAATACGCCAAGAAAAAGCGCAAGTGATTTAAAGTAGGAGGTGTGTATATGTGGACTTATAATCACACCGCTTACCCTGATGAGCTGTATCACTACGGCGTTCTTGGCATGAAGTGGGGTGTACGCAAGAGGCAAGAAAGTTCTGGGCCTCGAACTAATTGGGGGAGGAACCGGGCCTATGCTAAGGAGCAGGACGCTCTGAATAAGCAGATGTGGAAGGATACTAAGCAGAGGGTTCGATCCGGAAAGCTTAACAAGAAGAGCGCAAAGTACCATCGCGAAAAGATGCGGTACAAGAATTATAAGAGGACACAAGGAATTTATAAGAACTTCTACGGAATGAGCAAGGCCGCACGAGGGAAGCAGATGCAGAAGCTTGGAATGTCTGCTAAGCACCCAGGAAGTAGTAAGTCCGTAAAAGAGACGATCAGAGCGGACCAAGCCGCATGGGGAAAGCAGGTTGCAAAAGGATTTGTAAAAGAATTTGCAGCTCGACGGGTTGGTCAAATCGCATCCAAGGCGCTCGTTTCTGCTGGCACTGCCTACGTTGCATATCGAATGCAGCAAATGATGCGCGACAACAACGGTGTTCCTCGTCTTGAGAACAATCCGACTATTAACCTCAAGCCGTGGCAGTACAAGGTTAGCAAAAAGTAAAGCACCAGTGTCCGTTCCAAATTTTTAAGGAGGTGATGCTTCAAAATGGAGTACGGTTTTGGTTCTAGACTTAAGCACGCGTGGAACGCTTTCCTGAATAAAGATCCTACCACTTCGTCTCCGGGTTCAGGTTCGTATTATAGACCCGATCGTCCTCGTTTTACTCGTGGTAATGAGAAGACGATCGTTACGGCGGTCTATAATCGAATCGCGATCGACGTAGCGGCCGTGAGTATACGACACGTTCGACTCGACGAAAACGGTCGTTATACCGAAGACATCGCATCCGGTCTTAACGAATGTCTTACCCTTAATGCCAACCTCGATCAAACAGGCCGAGCGTTGATTCAAGACGCGGTGATGTCGATGATCGACGAAGGCTGTGTTGCCATCGTACCTGTGGATACTACAATCAATCCGACCGTCTCTGGCTCGTTCGATATTTCGAGTCTTCGAACCGGAAAGATTGTAGATTGGTATCCTCAGCACGTAAAGGTACGTATCTACAACGAGAAGACCGGCAACAAGGAAGAGGTGGTACTTCCTAAGAGGTCCGTCGCTATTATCGAGAATCCGCTTTACGCTGTGATGAATGAGCAGAACTCGACTTTGCAGCGACTCGTTAGGAAGCTAAACCTTTTGGACTTCGTCGACGATCGTAATAGCTCTGGAAAGTTGGATCTTATTATCCAACTTCCTTACGTCATAAAGACCGACGCAAGGCGAAAGCAGGCTGAGGATCGTCGCAAGGATATAGAGAATCAGCTAGCAGGTTCAAAGTATGGTATCGCCTATACCGATGGTACAGAGCGGATCACTCAGCTGAATCGACCTGTCGAGAACAACCTGATGTCTCAGATCGAATACCTGACGAGCACACTATACAGTCAGTTAGGTATCACTCAGAGCGTCATGGATGGTTCTGCCGACGAGAAGACGATGCTGAACTACAACAACCGAACCATCGAGCCGATTCTTTCAGCAATCGCCGACGAGATGAAGCGAAAATTTCTCACGAAGACTGCTAGAACGCAAGGTCAATCTATCATGTTCTTCCGTGATCCCTTCAAGCTCGTCCCGGTCAACGACATTGCTGAGATCGCCGACAAGTTTACTCGCAACGAGGTTCTCACATCCAACGAAGTTAGGCAAATCGTCGGCATGAAGCCGTCCGAAGATCCTAAGGCTGATGAGCTCAACAACAGCAACCTTCGACAGCCAGAGTACGAAGAACCGGATGATTGGGACTACGTCAACGAAGAGGAGGAATATCAAAATGGAGTATGATTTCAGTGGGTGGGCAACCCGCAATGATCTTAAGTGCTCCGACGGTCGCGTGATTCGTCGCGATGCGTTTAAGATCAACGATGGTAAGACGGTTCCTCTTGTTTGGAACCACCAGCACAACGAGGCCATGAATGTTCTCGGTCACGCTCTGCTTGAGAATCGCGACGAGGGCGTTTACGCCTATTGCAAGTTTAATGATACCGAATCTGGCAAGAACGCAAAGCTTCTTGTCGAGCATGGCGATATTTCGGCGCTTTCCATTTATGCCAATCGCCTTCAGCAGAAGGGTCCGGACGTGCTTCACGGAGAGATTCGTGAGGTAAGTCTTGTTCTTGCCGGCGCTAATCCAGGCGCCTTTATCGACTCCGTTATCAAGCATGGCGAGGAGTCTGATGATGAGGCTATTATTTATACCGGCGAGAATCTGACTCTGTATCACGCTTGTGGAGGAGGTTCCTCTTCTAGCGAGGATCCTAAGAAAAAGAAGAAAGAGGGTGCCGCATTGGAGCACGAGAAGACTGTACAGGATGTTTTTGACGAGCTTACTGACGAGCAGAAGAATGTAGTTTACGCCATTATTGGAGCCGCTCTTGAGGACAATGGCGACGATATGGACGACACTAACGACATGGAGGATACCAACATGAAGCACAACGTTTTCGACCAGGAGGAGATTGAGATGGACGGAGTCATTTCCCACTCTGACATGGAGGCCATTATCTCCGACGCCAAGCGCTATGGCTCCATGAAGGAGTCCGCGCTTCAGCACGGCATCGAGGATGTCGAGTATCTGTTCCCCGAGGACAGGACCCTCGACACCCCTCCCACGTTTATTCAGCGCGACATGGGCTGGGTAACCAAGGTTATGGGTTCCGTCCACCACACGCCTTTCTCTCGCATTAAGTCGATGTTCGCGGACATCACTGAGGACGACGCTCGTGCGAAGGGCTACATCAAGGGCAAGCTGAAGAAGGAGGAGGTGTTCTCGCTCCTTAAGCGTAGCACCACTCCGACCACTGTCTACAAGAAGCAGAAGATGGACCGCGATGATGTTGTTGACATCACCGATTTCGATGTTATCGCTTGGCTCAAGGGTGAGATGCGCATGATGCTCGACGAGGAAATCGCTCGCGCTATTCTCGTTGGTGACGGCCGTCTCGCTTCCTCCGACGACAAGATTAACGAGCAGAACATTCGCCCGATCTGGAAGGACGAGGACCTCTTTACCATCAAGGCGACTGTTACTGCCGGCTCCGATTCCGAGGAGACCGCTAAGAACTTCATCATTTCTGCAATCAAGTCCCGCAAGGACTACAAGGGTTCTGGTGATCCTACGCTCTTCACCACCGAGGACATGCTTACCGACATGCTCCTGATCACCGACACCACTGGCCGCGACCTCTACGATTCCGTCGATAAGCTTAAGACCAAGCTTCGTGTCCGCGAGATCGTCACCGTTCCCGTCATGGAGAACCTCACTGGTACTACTGGTAAGCTCGCTGGCATCATGGTCAACCTCGCCGACTACAACGTTGGTGCTGACAAGGGCGGCGCTGTGAACATGTTCGACGACTTCGACATCGACTACAACGCTCAGAAGTACCTCATCGAGACCCGTTGCTCTGGCGCGCTCGTTAAGCCTTACTCCGCTATTGCTTTCGAGATCGCTGGCTAAACCAAACTTCAAAATGGAGTGATTTTGTATGGCGAAGTTCTATGGAAACATCGGTTACGCTGAAATAGTCGAAACGGCTCCTGGCGTATGGGAATCTAAGATTACTAAACGACCGTATTACGGAGACCTTATTCGAAATGTTCGAAAGACTCAGTCTTCCGACAAGCTCAACGACGACATCAACGTTGCGAATGAGATAAGCATCGTGGCCGATCCGTTCGCCTATCAGAATTTCCATGCGATGAAGTACGTTGAGTTCATGGGGGCTAAGTGGAAGATCTACAGTGTAGAAGTCCAGTACCCTCGACTTATTCTTTCTATAGGGGGTGTATACAATGGGGACGAGGATTGAGCTTCAGGAGATGCTTGAGGATCTTCTCTGTTCTCGTAATGTATATTTTCAAC